ATGGCGGACTCATGCCTGGAGAGCACCGTGGTTCACACCCAAGAGACCCTGAAAGAACTGATCGCCCGCCAGCTGGAGCTGGAAAACGAGAGCCGCGCGCTCGGGGCCGCTCGATACCAATCCTCCCGCCCCCTGCCCTGGCGCACCGAGACGTCCTCGGTCATCGAGGAGGCGGAGCTACCGCCCGGCCGTCAGCTGCTCAAGCTGGCCCTGGAGCCGGCCGCCGCCGCCATCACCGAGTTCCTCGACCGGGTCCGCGAAGGCGGCGCAGGCCGCCGGCCCAAGGCCTACCGCGTGCTGTGCCTGGCCGGCGCGCAAGAGGCCGCCTACCTAACCGGCCGCGTTGTCGTGAACGCCGCCGCGTCGCGCCTGCCTGTGACCACCACGGCCTACGCCGTCGCCGCGTCCATCATCGAGCACATCGAGATGGTCCAGCTGAAGGCCGCCAACAAGGCCGGCTTCAAGGGCCTGGTGAAGGCCCAGAAGAAGGGTGGCTCCTCGTCGAAGAAGCGCCAGGCCATCAAGGAGATCATGGCGAACGAGGGCGCACGCCTGGAGGTCCCCCAAGCCGAGCAGCTTCAGATCGGCCTGAAGGCCATCGAGCTGTTCATCTCGTCGTCGGACCTCTTCGTCATGGAGCTGGGCCCCAACAAGTCCGGCCGGGACACCTACTTCCTCCGCCCGACCGAGGCCCTGGCCGGGTGGCTGGAGCGCCAGCACGCCCGCTGTGAACTGCTGGAGCCCATCCACCTGCCGATGGTCGTCCGTCCCCGCGCCTGGCGCACGCCCTTCTGGGGCGGCTACCTGACCAAGCGGCCCGGCCTGCGGCTCGTCAAGCAGTGGAACGACAAGTACCATACCGAGCTGCGCAACGTGGACATGAAGCCCGTCTACGACGCGGTCAATGCCGTCCAGAACACGGCCTGGCGCATCAACGAGACCGTCCTGTCGGTCATGCGGGAGGTCTGGGACGGCGGCGGCGACATGGGCGGCCTGCCCCGTCGGGACGACGTCCCACTGCCGGCCAAGCCCGAGGGCATGGAGGAAGACCCCTCGCTCTTGAAGGATTGGAAGCGGGAGGCGGCGATCGTCCACCAGGCGAACGCTATGGCCCTGTCCAAGCGGCTGTCCTTCCAGCAGCGCCTGTGGATCGCCGACAAGTTCGAAGCCGAGGCGGCGATCTACTTCCCGCACGAGTTGGACTTCCGGGGCCGCATCTACCCGATCCCGACCGGCGGCCCGCACCCGCAGGCCGACGACAGCGGCAAGGCGCTGCTCCAGTTCGCCGAGGGCAAGCCCCTGGGCGACGCGGGAGCCTGGTGGCTGGCCGTCCACATCGCCAACCTCTTCGGCGTGGACAAGGTCAGCTTCAAGGATCGCGTGGACTGGGTCTTCGCCAACACCCAGCTGCTGCTCGACAGCGCCGACGATCCGCTCGACGGAGCCCGGTTCTGGACCACGGCAGACAGCCCTTGGTGCGCCTTGGCCGCCTGCGTGGACTGGGCGGGGTACATGAAGGACGGCGGGGACTACGTCTCGCACACCCCGATCGCCCTCGACGGCTCCAACTCCGGGCTCCAGCACTTCTCGGCCATGCTCCGCGACCCCGTCGGTGCTGCCGCCGTGAACCTGCTGCCGTCCGACAAGCCGCAGGACGTCTACGCCCAGGTCGCTGCCAAGGCCCAGGCCATGGCCGACACTTCCACCTCGGAGGAACTGCGCGCCTGGGCCGGCGGGAAGGTAAGCCGCAAGATCGCGAAGCGCCCCTGCATGACCTACGTCTACTCGGCGACGCGCTTCGGGATGCACGACATGATCCTGCAAACCCTGCGCGAGGTGGACAAGGAGCACGCGAAGAAGGCGGAGCTGCCCCACCTGGCCGGCGCGGACAACTACAAGTCTGCCATGGCCCTCTCCTACGTCATGTGGGACGCCATCCAGCAGACCGTGGTGGCCGCCTCGGGCGCCATGGAGTGGCTGCGGAATGCGGCGAAGATCGCGACGACCTCGGGCCAGCCGATCTGGTGGACCACCCCCATGGGCCTGCCGGTCCTTCAGATGTACCGAGCGACGGCCTCGGAGACGGTCAACGTCTTCATCGGAGCCAAGCGGCTCCAGCTGGTAACCGCCGTCCACGCGGAGGGGATTAACCGGAACGCCCAGGTCAACGGCATCGCGCCCAACTTCGTCCACTCGATGGATGCTGCCCACCTCATGGCCGTGGCCAATACTTGCGTAAGAGCAGGTATTATCAGCCTCGCCGTGATCCACGACAGCTTCGGCACCCACGCCGCCGACGCCGCCGACCTGGCGATGATCCTGAAGGAGACCTTCGTGGCCCAGTACACCCCAAACGTCCTGGCCCGGTTCCGCGACGAGCTAATGGCGCAGCTCCCACCAGAGATCGCCGAACTGATCCCCGAGCTTCCCCCGCTGGGCACCCTCGATCTCTCGGAGGTGCTGCGCTCGGACTACGTCTTTGCGTGAGATGTTTGCGTAAAAGCATCTAATGCTCTGACGCACTCGCAATTAGTGCTGCCCTTAGGAGCAACACGCTTTCGACCCTGGAGAGACCCATGAAGTTCGCCACCCCCACCACCCCCATTGACGTGGTAGCGCTGGACCTGGCCGTAGACGCCGACGGCGACGCGGCCCTCTCGGCGACCGTGAGCGGCCAGAAGATCGCCCTCGGCTACATCGGCCAGGGCAGTGGCACGTTCTACCTGTACGCCCTGAGCCTCGCCGAACGCCGCGCCCTTGAAGGCGCCGGCTTCAAGCTCAGCGCAACCCACCGCCTGACGATCGGCTGATGCAGGGCATCGCCGACCGCGTTCGGACGGCAAGCGAGGTCGGCATCCTTCGGGAGCCGGCCTTTCGCATCATCGACCGGATGCAGCACATCAACCCGAGCGACCAAGTTCGGGCCCTGATGCTCGCCGCCGCCGTCACCTGTGACGCCCTCCGGCTCGACCCTCACGAAGAGATCGAGCGAGCCCGCCGAATGATGGCGCAGGCCGAGGGCCCCTTCTCCTACCACGTCCAGGCCATCCGCGATTACGCGGCGGGTGAGCTGGCCCGAAAGGACCGCTGATGCAGTTCCGCTACCCCTACGTCGAGATCAACGCCGGCCGCTCCGACAGCAGCTGCGTTCTCGCCATCTCGACTGGCCGCAACGGCCTCTACATCGACGTCGGCCCGTGGATGCTCGACATCTACTGGTACACCCGCGTCTACCGCCGGGACTTCAAGATGCTGGCCCGGGCCTACGCCCTGCGCGGCATCGCGATCTACACCCTGGCCCTGGCCTTCATGGTCCCGCTCGCCATCCTCTACGTCCTCGGCGAGGGCGTCGGCGCGCTGATCAAGGGCTTCAGCAGCCGCGTCGTCCAGCCCGTTCTGGACCGCTACGTGCTCCGCAGCCGCTGGGGCGTCCGCGACACCTTCGCGAGCCTCTGGGCCGTGGTGGTCGCCCGATGAACCAGTACGTCCGCCGCCTGTTCAACGACGCCGTGCTGGAGCACCGCACCGACGGCGTCGTCTCATCGGACACCCAGATGCGCCTAGCTGCCGAGGGCTACGACCTAGCCCAGCTCGACCGCGACATCGACCGCGTCAACGCCCGGCACTAGCCGGCCCCTCCCGACATCGGAGTTCCTATGACCCACCCCTTCAAGACGGGCGACCGCGTCCGCTGTACCCGGGCGAACAGCACCTTCAACGGCCCGACCGAGCGCATCTTCCGCGACGTCGAGTACGTCGTGTCCCGTGCGTTCACCGATGAAGGCATCGCCTACGTCAACCTCGCTGACCGCACGGGCTACTTCTACGCCAACCGGTTCGCCCTGGTCGCCGCGCCGCAGCCGAAGGTCGCCAGCACCCAGTGGGTCAAGGGCCCCGAGGCGATCGACCTCAAATCCCTGAAGGTCGGCGACAAGGTCGCCGTCGTCGAGGAATTCGAGGTGCTGGCCCCGGCCGACGGGGAGGGTGACGTCCGCGTCCGCTCCGAGCGCGGCCCGATCGGCTACCTGGCCCGCACCAGCACCTTCAAGGGCACCGTGCGCCGGGCCGTTCGCCTGGAGCCCGGCATGGCCGTCACCTGGGGAGGCCCCACCAACTCGAAGTACGAGCTGGTCGCCCTCTCGGACCAGCAGGCCGTCCTGAAAAGCCCCACCGGCAAGTTCGTCGTCTACCGCCGCGACCACCTGCCGAACCTCCGCCCCTACACCTGAAATTTGCGTAAGAACAGAGAACGCATTTGAGCAAGCACGACGAGAAAATCCGCACGCCGAAGGGCGTCGCCATCTACCCGCACCTGAACAAGGCCGACACGAAGTACAACGCCGACGGCCGCTTCCACACCAAGCTGGCGCTCGACGCTGACGACCCGGAGGTCCAGGCCTTCATCACCAAGCTGGAGGCCATCCGCGACGCCGAGTTCGACCGCAAGTACGCCGAGTTGGTCGAGCAGAAGAAGATGGCCGTCGCCAAGCAGATGGTGAAGGGCCCGGTCTGCAAGCCGGAGATCGACAACGAGACGGGCGACGAAACCGGCCGCCTGCTGATCACGGTCGCCATGAAGCACCGCGTGGTCTCGCGGAAGGACGGCAAGACCTACTTCCTCGTCCCGAAGTACTTCAACTCCAAGCGCGAGCAGCTGAAGAACCCGCCGATCATCGGTGGCGGCTCGGTGCTGAAGTGCTTCGTCGTGCCGTGGGCGTCGCTGAAGGAGGACACCAAGTCCGTCAACGTGACCCTCCGCCTGGACGCCGTCCAAATCCTGAAGCTGTCCTCGTTCGGCGAGCGCAGCGGGGCCGACTACGGCTTCGACGAAGAGGACGGTGACGACATCACCGACGGCGTGGCCGACACCGCCGACCAGACTTCGACCGGCGACCGCGACCCCAGCGAGGACGATGACCTCTAAGGTCGAACTCGTTCTGCCGTTTGAGCCCATGCCGAGCCCGCGCCCTAGGGTGCGGGTCATCGGTAAGTTCGCCCAGGTCTACATGGAGAAACCCTATGTGGACCTGAAGGCGCAGATCGCAGAGTTCGTGAAGGGCACCATCGAGCGGGTCGGCGACGACCTGTTCGTGGCCCCGGTCACGATCTTCGTGGAGAGCGTCGCGACGCCTCCCAAGACCACCAAGCTCCGCGCCCCCAAGGGCGACGTGGACAACTTCGCCAAGACCATCCTCGACGCCCTGACGACGAGCGAGATGGTCTGGAAGGACGACACCCAGGTCCACGACCTGCGGACGACCAAGCGCTGGGCCGCCAAGGGCGAGCCTGCGCACACCGCCGTCATCATCCAGTACGGAGCCGCATGAACTTCATGCCCATCAAGCGCGTCGATTTCCTCGTCGTCCACTGCTCGGCCACCCCTGTCACCCGCGACATCGGCGCGAAGGAAATTCGCCAGATGCACATGCAACAGGGCTGGGCAGACATCGGCTACCACTACGTCATCCGGCGTGACGGTCGCGTCGATAAGGGCCGGGCCGACACCGTGCCCGGTGCCCACGTCCAGGGCTTCAACAGCCGCTCGCTCGGCATCTGCATGGTTGGAGGCGTCAAGCCCGACGGCAAGACCGCCGAAGCCAACTTCACGGACGCCCAGTACGCCGCCCTGCGGCACACCCTGGACAGCCTGAAGCACGCTTACCCGGACGCCGTGATCCTCGGCCACCGCGACCTGAGTCCTGACCGCAACCGCGACGGCAAGGTCACCAAAGGCGAGTGGCTGAAGGAGTGCCCGACCTTCGATGCCGGCACTTGGTACGCCGGCCACCCGGTCGAGCACCCCGCCTACACCTAGCTCCACCCCCGACCCTGAAGGAAACCATGACCAACACGTTCACCGGCCTCTCCCAGTTCAGGGTCGGGGCCTCGCTCCCCGCGTTCTCCCAGGAGGAGATCGCCGCCGAGACCATGCTGTTCTCCGCCTCGCCCCGGTTCGCCTACGACAACGGTGGGCCGATCACGCGGGCCTTCCTCGAAGCGGTGAACCCCGACATCGACGCGATCGAAGGGGTGCTGGACACCCGCGTCCACATGCTGATGCGCGGCATGTGGCCCTGCATCCCCGGCTGGCACCTCGACGACGTGCCGCGCACCAGGCCCGACGGCCAGCCCGACCTCTCGAACCCGGACAACGCCCAGCATGTGCTGGCCTTGATCGGCGGCGAGGTCTCGCCCACCGAATTCGCCGTCGGCACCTGGTCGTTCCCCGAGGTCCCCGTCGGCTCCGACCGCAATGTCTGGGACGTCTACGACGAGGCCGTCACCAACGCCCTGGCCGAGTGCTCGCTCGTGTCGGTCTACGCCCCCTCGAACCGCTTGGTGTGGTTCGACAGTCGCGCCTTCCATCGCGGCACCTCGGCGAACGCCCCCGGCTGGCGCTGGTTCGGCCGCCTGTCGAACAGCCGGGCCGCCAAGGCCGCCGGCCGCAAACCCCGCAACCAAATCCGCAGCCAGGTTCAGGTCTACCTCCAAGACCCGCGCCTCGGCTGGTGAGCCTGAGAGAACCCCATGTCCTTCGCCTTCTGCGGCCTGCTGGCCCTCCTGTTCATCGGCCTGAAGCTGGCCGCTTTCATCACGTGGTCGTGGTGGTGGGTGCTCGCTCCGCTTTGGATCGGCCTGCCGCTCACCCTTCTCGTCATCATCGGCATCGCCTTCCTGATCGCCTGGGCGAACAGCTGACTCCGATACTTGCGTTAATCCATAGAATTTTCGAGAGGCACATGAGCAAGACCCGCAACGAAGTGGTCGCTGACCACCTGATCACCGTCGGCCGCATCACGTCGGCCGCCGCCCACACCGCCCACGGCTACTTCTACCTGCCCATGGTGATCCGCCGCCTGCGCACCAGCCATCGGCATCTCGTCCCCGAGGGCCGCGAGATCATCACGGTGACCCGCGAGGACGCCCTGGGCCGTCCCTTCGCCGAGTACCGGCTGGTCGCCCGGAAGCAAGCCTTCCCGAACCCGCCCGCCTTCCTCACCAAGTCTGTCCGAAAGGCCGCCTGATGCAGCGCGACAACCAAGGTCGTGAGCTGGTCCGCACCAGCACCCACATGCGCGCCGCGTTCGGCGATGCCCTGATCACCAAGGCCCTAACCTTCGCCCACACCGACGAGGTCCCCCTGTCGGGGACCTACGCCGTCACGCTCGAAGCCTTCGCAGCCGGCGCGGGCCGCCGGAAGGTGCCGGCCTGGCGCATGAAGAAGGGCGCTCGCTGATGCGCCGCTTCGTCGTGATCCTGGCAGGCTACCTCGGCTTCGTACCGGCCGCCCAGCTGCGCCGCGCCGAGGACGCCCTCGCCGTCGCCACCGACACGATCGAGAAGGCCCGGGCGCTCGCCGGCCACGAAGTTCTCCGCCGCCGGGATGCCGAGGATCGCTTCGACCGCTACCGCGAGGCGGTGCTGTCGGGTGCCTTCGGCGTCCCGGCCCGCGTGGACGGTCTCTACGTCCAGCTCGAACTGCCTGAGCCCGCCTTCGCCCTCTAGTGGCTGACGGGGACAGCGAGTTCGTCCGCCACGTCCCCTGTGGGGACTGCGGATCGTCGGATGCGAACGCCGAGTACAGCGACGGCCACACCCACTGCTTCGCCTGCGGTGTGACCAAGAGGGGGGACGGCCAGGAGGCCTCCCCCCGCCCCCAATCCCCAAGAGGACGCATGGACCTACTGTCGGGGGAGATCGAAGCGATCTCTCCGCGAGGCCTGACGCGCGACACGTGCGAGAAGTACGGCTACCGCATCGGGACCTACCAGGGCCGCAAGTGCCACCTGGCCCCCTACTACGACGACCTGGGCGCACTCGTCGCCCAGAAGGTCCGCTACAAGCGCGACAACGAGAAGGCCTTCACCTGGGCCGGTGACCCTAAGGCGGCCGGCCTGTTTGGCCAGCGCCAGGCCCGAGCCGGCGGCAAGATGATCGTGGTGACCGAGGGCGAGATCGACGCCCTCTCGGCGGCCCAGGCTCTCGGCCTTCGGTGGCCCGTGGTCTCCCTCCCGAACGGCGCTTCGGCCGCCCGCCGCGACCTCTCCAAGCACACCGCCTTCCTCGAAAGCTTCGAGAAGATCGTCCTGTGCTTCGACATGGACAAGCCCGGCCGCGAGGCCGTGGAGGACGTCGTGGGCCTCTTCAGCCCGGGCAAGGTGTTCGTCGCCCAGCTGCCGCTGAAGGACTCCAGCGAGATGGTCATGGCGAACCGCTCGGCCGAGCTGGTGGACGCCCTGTTCGGGGCCAAGGTCTATCGGCCGGACGGCATCCGCACGGTCGCCGACCTCAAGCAGAAGGCCCTGGCGCCCCAGGCTTGGGGCCTGCCCTGGCCGTGGCGCACGCTGACCCAGCGCACATACGGCATCCAACGCCGCTACATCTACGCCTGGGGCGCTGGCGTCGGCTCCGGCAAGACCACCACCCAGAAGCAGCTGATGCTGACCGCGATGCGGCCGGACCTCCTAGAGGACCACGGCGATCTCGGCATCCCCATCCCGCCGCCCCGGAAGGTCGGGACGATCCTCTTCGAGGAGAACCCCGCGAAGACCCTGCGGTCGCTGGCGGGCATGGCCATCGGCAAGCGCCTGAACAAGCCGGACGTCATCGTGACGGACGAGGAGATCAGCGCCGCCATCGACACGTTCGACGGCCTGTTCTTTCCCATCGACTGCTTTGGCGCGAAGGACTGGGACAGCGTCAAGGCGAACATCAAGTACCTCGTCCTGTCCGAGGGCGTCCGCGACATCTTCATCGACCCGCTCACTGCCCTGGTGGCCGGCGAGGAAGACGAGCGGCGGGCTCTGGACGCCATCATGGCCGACATGAGCGGCCTGGTGGAGACCTACGACTTCACCATCCACCTCGTCTCCCACCTCACCACCCCTCAGGGCACCGCCCACGAGGAAGGCGGCCGGGTGCTGGAGAAGCACTTCACCGGGAGCCGCGCCATCGCCCGGTGGTCCCACGCCATGATCGGCCTGGAGCGCAACAAGCAAGAGCCGGACAGCCCGACGACCCTCCGGGGTCTGAAGGACCGCGAGCATGGCGAGGCCGTCGGCCCCCTGCTCGGCCTGACGTTCAACCGGGAGACCGGGCGGATGATCGAGTGCTCGCTCGACGGCGACAACGACTGCCCTTTCAGTACGGAAACCTCTGATGACCTCTGACTTCAAGCGCGGCGACAAAGTCGTCTGCACGCAGCCGATCTCGACGTCCGGCCCCCGGTGGAACCTGCCGGCGGACACGGTCTTCACGGTGACGAACTCCCACGGCCTCTCGCTGGAGATCGAGGGGCGCACCCAGAGCTTCTCCAGCGACCGCTTCGCGATCGCCCCGGCCGACGCTCCCTCTGCCCCGGCCGGCGCGCTGACCACCCAGGTCGGTGGCGCGCACTACAAGGACTGCGCCATCCAGCCGGTGGAGTTCATCCACGCCAACGGCCTGCCGTTCATCGAAGGCAGCGTCGTCAAGTACGTCAGCCGCTGGCGGAAAAAGGGCGGCGTCCAAGACCTGAAGAAGGCCCGCCACTTCCTCGAAATGCTGATCGAGATGGAGGAGCGCCCGGCCGCCTAGGCCCCGCCTCCCACCCCCACCGCAACCAAAGGCCGTCCCTCCGGGGGCGGCCTTTTTTCTTTGGAGCCTCATTGCTCGTTTTCGACATCGAGGCCGACGGCTTCATCGAAGAGATGACCGTGATCCACTGCGTCAACGTAGTGGACCGCCTCACCGGTCGTCGCCGCCGGTTCAACTCCGGCTTCTACGCCGACGGCACCCCTGCCCCGCGCGCCGGCACCATCGAAGAGGGTCTAGTCCTCCTGATGGAAGCCGACTGCATCGGCGGTCACAACGTCATCGGGTACGACATCCCGGCGATCCAGAAGCTCTACCCGTGGTTTGAACCGAAAGGGAAGGTGCGGGACTCCCTCGTCGAGGCCCGGGTCATCTGGACCAACCTCTTCGACATCGACACCAACGCGATCAAGAAGAACAAGCGGCCCGAGGAGTTCATCCGCGACCGCCTCACCGGCACGCATAAGCTGTCGGCCTGGGGCTTCCGCCTCGGGGAATACAAGGGCGACTACGGGCCGGCCAAGGAGGCCGAGGCCAGGGCCCTGGGCCTGGAAGGCGACGAGATCCGCAACTTCGTCTGGGGCCGGTTCACGCCGGACATGGACGAGTACTGCGAGCAGGACGTCGTCGTGAATGTCGTGCTGTTCGACAAGATCGACAGCAAGGGGTTCTCGCCCGACGCCCTAGAGCTGGAGACCGCCGTCGCGGGCATCATCCGGCTTCAGGAGAAGCACGGCTTCCTGTTCGACAAGGTCGCCGCCGACGCCCTCCTCCATGTTCTGCAGGTTCGCCACGCCCAGCTCTCCGACGAGCTGCGGAAGGTCTTCCTCCCCTGGTACGCGCCTAAGCGGAAGCTGGGCCGTCACGACCTGATCGACCCTGCCCGGGACAACAAGAAGTTCGGCTACGTGGCCGGCTGCAAGGCCACCCGCGTCGAGCTGATCGTCTTCAACCCCGGCTCCCGCGACCACATCGCCGACCGGATGATCAAGCTGTTCGGCTGGACCCCGGTCGAGCTGACGGAAACCGGCAAGCCCAAGGTCGATGAAACCACCCTGGACGGCCTCGACTACCCCGAGGCCAAGCTCCTCGTTGAGTACCTGACGGTCGATAAGCGGATCGGGCAGCTCGCCACCGGCAAGCAAGCCTGGCTCGGCCACGTGAGGAGAGACGGCCGCATCCATGGCCGGGTCAACGCCAACGGCGCGGTGACCGGGCGGATGACGCACAGCTCGCCCAACATCGCCCAGGTGCCCAAGGTCGGCTCGCTCTACGGCGAGGCCTGCCGTGCCCTCTTCATCGTCGCCCCCGGCTTCAAGCTCGTCGGCTGCGACGCCGAGGGCCTGGAGCTGCGGATGCTGGGCCACTACATGGCCCGCTTCGACGGCGGGGCCTACGCCAACACGGTCGCCAACGGCCGGAAGGAAGACGGCACCGACGTCCACACCGTCAACCAGCGTCTGCTCGGGCTGAACAAGCGCGACAACGCCAAGACGTGGATTTACGCCTACCTCTACGGGGCGGGAAATCTCAAGCTCGGCTCCATCGTCTACGACGATATGAGCGAGGCCCGCCGCGCCGCCTTCAATGCGCGCTGGGCCCCGGGTGACCCCCGTGAGAAAGCCCTGGCTCGCCTGGGGCTGAAGACCCGACGCTCTATCGAGGAAGGCCTACCCGCCCTCGGTAAGCTACAGGACCTGATCAAGGACAAGGCCAAGCGGGGCTACATCAAGTCCCTCGACGGCCGGGAGCTGCACGTCCGCAGCGCCCACGCTGCGCTCAACACCCTGCTCCAGGGCGGCGGCGCGGTCGTCATGAAGAAGGCCTTGGTCATCTGCTTCCGGGCCTTCACGGCCCTGGGGTGGGTCCACGGCGTGGACTACGGCTTCTGCGCCAACGTCCACGACGAATTCCAAATCGAAGTACGTGAGGAACTTGCCCAACAAGCAGGTCAAATCGCGGCAGACTCTATCGCCGAAGCAGGCGTTGCGTTCGGGCTCCGCTGCCCGCTCGCTGGTGCCTTCGACATCGGCGACAACTGGGCCGAAACCCACTGACGACCCCCGGCGGCTGATGGTCACCGCTGCACGATCCCGGGCGAAAGCTGCGGGCGTGCCGGCCACGATCATCGCCGCCGACATCGTCATCCCCTCCCATTGCCCAGTCCTGGGCATCCCGCTGTTCCGCCGCCTCGGCCGGAAGGGAGGCTGCGACAATTCCCCGTCGCTCGACCGCATCGTGCCCGACCTCGGGTACGTCCCCGGCAACATCATCGTCGTCAGTCGCCGGGCGAACCGCATCAAGAACGACGCCACTCTAGAGGAGTTGGAGTGTGTTGCCGACTTCTACCGGATCGGCCTCAAGGCCCACACCCGGTCGGGCCGGCAGACGCGCACTCCTGCCAACCCATGAAGCTCCCCGACTTCCTGAACGACCTCGTCACCACCCGTGACGGCGTCAGCTTCGACCCCATCCGGGTCGGCATGATCCTGGGCGGCCTCGGCGTCCTAGCCTTCACCGGCTGGGACGTCGTCGCCAACCAGGCCCACTTCAACGCCGTCGAGTTCGGCACCGGCCTCGCCGCGATCTTCGCGGGTGGTGGCTTCGGCATCGGCGCGAAGGTCAAGGACGAACCTGACGCATGAGCCCCCTCGACCGCTGTGCGCGGTGCGGCCAGTTGCGCGCTGAGCACGAGTTGCTCGGCGACTTCGAGGCCTGCGCCCCGTCACTCCAGACCTGCCGGTCCTGCGGCCCCGGCATCTACACCGGCCTGCCCGGCAACGCCTGCTCCGACTGCATGGACACCGGGCTGGACTGGAACGGCGACAGCTTCACGGACCCCACATGATCGACAAGTTCCTCCTGGCCGTCGCGGCGCTCGCCGTCCTCGTCGCGTGCTTCTTCGGGGCAGGCATGGAGTCCGCCAGCAAGCGGGCCGACAGGGCCGAGGCCCAGGTCGTCAGCCTCCAGCTGGACATCCGCCACGCCCAGGAACTCTCGGACCTCCGCGCCGAGAGCGCCAAGGCCCAGCTGGCCCAGGCCAACACCATCGCCGCCGGGCTGAACCGGCAGGCCGCCACCATCCTGCAACTCCCCACCCCGGCCCCCGCCGACCGCTGCGATGCGGCCCAGGCGCTGACCGACAGCATCATCCGAGAGGAACGCCCTTGAAGAACTACGTCGTCCGCTTCACGCGAACCCAGTGTGGCCGGGCCGAGGGCAACTACGCCGCCGGCCGCGACGTGTGGGCAGGCCAGTCCACGCCCGACCTCCAGAAGGCCTACGTCTACAACAGCCACATGCAGCGGCACGGCTACCACAAGCTGACCGCCGAGGAGCAGGCCGAGCGCGGCGTGGAGGTCATCTTCGTGGACCTCGTGGCCCAGTGATGCGCCGCATCCTCGCCCTCGGCGCTGCCGCCCTGGTCCTGACCGGGTGCGGCCACCGGCCCGCCGAGCCCACCCTCACCGTCGCCTGCCGCCTGGAGCGGGTGGAGAAGCCGCAGTTCCCCTTCGACACCCTGGAGCCGGGCGCGGACATCTTCACCCAGACCAAGACCCTGCACGCCGACCGCAAGGTCCGCCAGGGCTACGAGGCCAAGCTCGAAGCGGCCAACAAGGCCTGCCAATGAGCAAGCAGCCTGGCCTTTACGTGGACCGGGTGTACGTGTCGGTCCATGACCGCGACCCCGCGCTGATGCGGGAGTTTGCCTCTCGCGGTCGTCTGACCACGACCTACATGGATCGGGGCCGCTTGGTCCACGTGAAGGTCCGCGCATCGCAGCTGGTGCCGGCCTCTTGAGGACCCTCCTCATCGACGCGGACATCATCGCCTTCCGCGCCAGCGCCTCCACCCAGGAGGCCTACGACTGGGGCGACGGCGAGACGTCCACCGTGGCCGACTTCGAGGAAGCCAAGCGCCACGCCCGGGACACCATCGACGCCCTGATGGACACCCTCGACGCCGACCGGGCGGTCATCTGCCTCTCGGACGACTTCAACAACTTCCGCAAGCGGGTCTGCCCGACTTACAAGGGCAACCGCACCAGTGAACGGCCGGTCCACCTCTACGACATCAAGGAGTGGCTGGCCGAGAACTACGAGACCGAGCGGCGCGGCTGGCTCGAAGCCGACGACATCATGGGCATCATGGCCACCGAACCCCACCCAGGTGAGGAGCGGATCATCGTCTCGGCGGACAAGGACATGCAGACCATCCCGTGCCTGCTGTACCGGCCGCACCTCGACCGCCCCAAGGTCGAGACCATCACGCCCGAGTTCGCCGATCGCTACCACCTGTACCAGACGCTGGTCGGGGACAGCACGGACGGCTACCCGGGATGCCCCGGGGCCGGCGACGTGATCGCCACCCGGCTGCTCGACGAGGGCCTGAAGTGGTCCCCAGTCCACCGGGAGATCACCCGGGGCCCGAACAAGGGCGTGATCCGCACCACCTGGGAACTGGTCCCGAGCGAAAGCCCGTGGGCCTCTGTGGTTTCGGCCTACGCCAAGGCCGGCCTGAAGGAGAAGGACGCGCTGAAACAGGCACGTCTTGCCCGCATCCTCCGCCACGACGAGTGGAACGGCCGGCCGATCCTGTGGTCTCCGCCAGCCCCGAATTAGTGCTGGTCTTAGGAGCCTGAAAGGCGACGACTGCTGGTTCTCTCCCCTAGCACACCTGAAGCCCCCTCTGGTCCTCGACCGGTGGGGGCTTTTTTTTCGAGGACGCCCATGCGCCGCCGACCGCCGCCGCCCCGCTCACCCAATCTCTTCCCCAAGACCGTCGAGCAGTTCCTTGCCGATCTCGACCGCCGGTTCCCCGAGCCCCGCCCTTCGCCCACGGATGACCCTCGGCAGGTGACTTGGGACCTCGCCCAGCGCGCCGTCTACCTGACGATGCAAGACGCTTACGAGACCTCCCGCCGCCGGGAGGACGCCCCCGATGTGTTTGATTAAGAAAGCCAAGGTCGCCACCGCGACCGAGACGGACACCCCGGTGCTCCGCAACTCCTACCTCGACGGCATCGACCCGATCATCCGATCGCGTTCCACCGGCCTCCGATCCCTGCGGATCGACCGGAACACCGCCGGCACCCAGAACCCCACCACCCCCGCGACCTCGCCCCTGACGGTCCAGCCTGCCAGCTCGACCGCTGACGCCACCCAGGCCGCACAGCTGAAGATCATCCGGGGCCTGTTCGGCAACAAGATCGGCACCTAGCCCCCTGATGACGACCGCGAGGGCGGAGTACAACGCCCTTACCCCCGCCCGCTCCACCGTACTGGAACGGGCGCGTGAAGCCTCCGCGCTCACGATCCCCGGGATGATCCCCGACGAAGGCCAGAACGAGCACTTCGTCTCGGTCCAGCCCTACAATTCCGTCAGCGCCCGAGGCGTCGCCAGCTTGGCCGCCCGTTCACTGCTGGCCCTCTTCCCGCCGAACCTCCCGTTCTTCCGGCTCCAGCTCGATGCGGCGACCGCCCGTGAACTCGGGGCGGACCTGGGCGAGGCGAACATGCGCATGTCGCTGATCGCCGGCACGGCCTACTCCATGATGGAGGCGGTCACGATCCGCCCGATCATGAACGAGGCCCTGCGGCACCTGATCGTCGCCGGCAACGGCCTGGTCCACATCCCGCTCAAGGATCGCCCCCGGTTCTTCCGGCTCGACCAATACGTCTGCAAGCGCGACCACACCGGCAACTTCGTGACCATAGTGGTCCGCGAGCAGGTGCTCCCCTCGGTCCTCTCGGAGGACGTCCGGGCCGCCTGCAAGGTCACGACCAGCGACACGAGCGACGAGAAGCCGATCGAGGTTTTCACCGTGGTCCGCCGGCTCGGCGACCGCGTCGAGCAACACCAGGAGATCAACGACCTGGTGGTCCCCGGCTCCCAGGGCTCCGCCCCGGCGGAAGCCTCCGGCTGGATGCCCCTGCGCTGGCTTATGGTCCCGGGGTCCGACTACGGCCGGGCCCACGTCACCGAGTACATCGGCGACATCCTGTCCTTGGAAGACCTGACGAAGGCGATGGTCCAGTTCGCCACCGTCGCCTCCCGCATCATCGGGATGGTCGATCCGAACTCCGGCATCGACATCGACGAACTGATGGAAGCCGACAGCGGCACCTTCATGTCGGGCTACCACGAAAAGGTGAAATTCCTCCAGCTGGAGAAGTCCCAGGACTGGGCTGTCATGTCCACGCTGGCCGAGCGTCTGGAGCAGCGCGTCTCAAACGCCTTCCTCCTCCGCACCTCCGCCGTGCGCAACGCCGAGCGGGTGACCGCCGAGGAAGTCCGCATGGTCGCGGAAGAACTCGAGACGACCCTGGGCGGGACCTACAGCGTGCTCTCGGCTGAGATGCAGCTACCCCTGGTTCGCCGCTTCCTCCACATCGGTGCCCGCCAGCAGCGCATTCCCGCCCTGCCGTCGGCCGTCCACCCCAACATCGTCACGGGCTTCGACGCCCTAGGCCGGGCCGCCGCCGTGAACCGCATTCGCGCCTTCCTGGCCGATGCCTCCCAGATGCTGGGCCCGCAGGTCGCCATGTCGTTCATCAACGGCGAGGAAGTCCTGAAGCGCCTCGGCGAGGGCTACGCCGTCGAAGGCCTGGACAGCATCCTGAAGTCTCCTGAGCAGCAGCAAGCTGACCAGCAGAACGCAGCCATGAGCCAGGCCGCCGTGGCCGCAGCTCCGAACATGATCAAGGCCGCGACCGACGCGGCCGCTAACCCCGAGTGAGAACCTTGGCAAAAACCCCCACCTCGGCTGACGAAGCCGCTCCGGCCGTCGAGCGCGGCGTCCTCGAAACCAACGACGTCGTCCAATCCTTCGGTCAACGCGAGTACCCGAAGGTCACCTCGGTTCTGGAGTCTGGCGCGGTCATGACGACCTACGTGGACCCCAGCGTCCCGGGCGCTGAATGACCGAGACTGCGCAAGTAGCGCCGTCGCTTCCGCCTGAGGCCCTGCCGCCTGGCGCTGACCCGGCGGCCTACGTCGCCCAACAACAGGCCGCCGCCCAAGGTGGTCTGCCGGAGCCGGCCCTGGCCGACCCGGGCAAGGCCGCGGTGCCTGCTAAGCCGGACCATGTGCCGGCCAAGTTCTACAACGCCACGACCGGCGTGGTGGACTACGAAGGCATGGCCAAGAGCTACTCGGCGCTCGAAGCCAAGCTCGGTGCTCCGAAAGAGGAGCCCGCTGCCGACGCCCCGCCGGCCGACCAGACCGGGGTCGAGATCAAGCGTCCCGAAGCCGACCCGGAGTCGGGCCGACATCCCGCTGCCGAGGCCGTTGCGGCCATCGAAGCCGTCGCCGCCAAGTACGCCGATGGCTCCCTGGCCGACACCGACGTGGCCGACCTGTCGAAGAAGATCGGTCTGCCCGAGGCGAACCTCCAGCTCTACTTCGAGGGCCTGAAGGCCATCGAGACCCTGCGAGGCATGGAAGCCCATGAGGCGGCCGGTGGGAAGGACACCTTCCTCGCTGCCCAGAATTGGGCGGCCGAGAAGCTGACCGACGCCGAGCTGGAGTTCTACAACAGCTCGGTCGCCAACCCGAAGACTGCCCGCTCGGCCGTCGAATGGCTGGTCGGCAAGTACAACGGCGCGAACCCGTCGGAGGGCCTGGTGATCAACCCGGGCCCGACCCCGGCTGCTGCCGGCGACGTCTTCCGCTCGACTGAAGAAATGAGCGCCGCCATGAGCAGCGACCAATACAAGCGCGACCCGGCGTTCCGCCAGGCCGTCGCCGAGAAGATCCAGCGCTCGAAGGCGGCCGGCACGATGGTGACCGGTGCGCAATTCTTCGGCGGCGGCTTCTGACCCGACCGCCCCGCTCGCGAAAGCACGGGGCGGTTCTCTTAGACCCAGACCCCTCGTCGGCTGAACGCTGACGGACCCGCGTCTGGGCCGGCCCCTCGTGCCGTGAACGAGTGACCTCCGTGGCCACGGAGGGCGGCCGGTGAAAGCCCGGCTCTCGATACCAGAACAATCCTCGCGGGGGGCCGGTGCGCCGACAACCCCCGACCACGCGCGCGACTCTGGAGCCGAGGCCCGTAACCCGACTCCTCACTTCTCAACGGAAACCGATTGACCAACTCCGTTCCTAACCGTCCCGGCGCTAAGCAGGGCGGAACCGGTGGCGACCGCGAGCTGATGCTCGACCTGTTCGCTGGCGAACTGCTGACTGCCTACACCTCGAAGCTCACCATGCGCGACAAGCACATGGTCAAGGCGCTGTCGAAGGGTAAGAGCTTCAAGTTCCCTGCGATCTGGCAAGCCACCGCCGGCTACCACACCCCGGGCACTGAAATCCTGGGCGACCAAATCCCCCACACCGAAGTCACGATCCTGCCGGACGACAAGCTGGTCTCCAGCGTCTTCGTCGCCGACATCGACGAGGTGCTGAACCACTTCGACGTTCGTGGCGCCTACGCGGGTGAGCTGGGCGCTGTCCTGGCGAAAATCTACGACAAGAACGTCATGCGCCGGATCATCCAGGCGGCCCGTGGCGGCCCCCTGTTCACGGGCGACCAAGGCGGCTCGAAGCTGACCCTGGCCAGCTACGCGACCGACGCCTCGGCCCTGATCAACGGCTTCTCGGACGCCAAGCAGGCGATGGACGTCAAGGACGTCCCGATCGACACCATGCCGGTCTACGGCCTGCTGGCCCCGGCCCAGTGGTACATGGTCGCCCGATCGGACAAGAACCTGAACCGCGACGTCAACGGCGGCACCGCCGACATCCGCAAGATGGCCCTGACCACCATCGACGAGATCACCATCCTGAAGTCGAACATCACGCCCTTCGGCGTGAACGACACGGCGAACTCGGCGATCCCGGCGAAGTACCGCGCCGACTTCACGAACACCGTGGGTCTGGTCTGGACGCCGATGGCTGCGGCCACCGCCGAGGTCCAAGGCCTGTCGACCCAGGTGGTCGATCAGCCGGAAAAGCAGGGCACGCTGATCCTGGCGCGCCAGATGGCCGGCACCGATCCGCTGCGCACCAAGTGCGCCGTGGAACTGGCCAAGGCCTAAGCCACCCCCGGGGAGGCCCTCAGTTTCGACTGGGGGTCTCCCTCTATTTTTTCCTTAGCCCCACCCGAAGGTGATGGCCGCCAACGCCCATGTGATGCCGCCTGCAAAAGCGATTGCTGCGACCGCATTCAACGCCGCACTTCCCGTCCTCCAAAACTTCAGGCCTCGCCGGTCCGCCAACTGTTTCTTCGGCTCCGGCCCGAAGATGCCTCCGCCCATCCTAAGGCTGAGGTTTCCCCAGTTTCTGCGTTCGAATGTGTGGAGGCGCGCTCGCGCGAACGGCTCGGCTCCGGCGGCCAGTAGACCCACCATGAACAGCCACATCGCCGGCAGAAGCGCGAACCACAGGGCACCCTTCGCGTCTTTGAGGGCCGACCCCAAAGCCAGAAGGCCGGCCCCGTTTCCTACGGCGAGAGACAGCGTCCAAACTTTGAACCAGGCAATCGCGGCTGCGTCAGCTCGCTCTCGTTGAGCGTCGGCCAGCCGCTCGACAGCAGCAGCGCCGTCATCCTCCGCCGTTTCCTCCTCACTCATCCTGAGCTTTCCCCATGTCCATCACGACTCCCTTCACGGAGCTGGAGGCAGTCAACGAGATGTTGATGGCCATCGGCCAAGCCCCGGTCAACGCCCTCGTCGGCATCGGCGACGTCAACATCGCCCTCTCCGAACTCCGCAAGGTCGTGCGTTACGTCCAGCTGCACGGCTTCGCCTTCAACACCGACGCCGGTTACCCGCTCACCCCCGACATCAACGGCTACCTGCTGGTTCCGGCCGGCGTGCTGAAGATCGGCCCCGAGGACCGCAACCTCCGCCTAGTCCAGCGCCGGCATCCCAGCGGCCAGCTGGCCATGTGGGACACCGCCGTCCACACCTGGGCCTTCTCCGCCCCGGTCTACTTCCGGGTCACCTGGGGCTTCGGCTTCGAGGACCTGCCCGAGACCGCCCGGAACTACATCGCCATCTCAGCCGCCCGTCGTTTCCAGAAGCGCATCCTCGGCTCCAACGAGCTGGACGGCTTCAACGCCGAGGACGAGCAGCGCGCCTGGGCCCTGCTGATCCGCGACGAGATGGCGTCGTCTGACAAGAACCTCTTCCGCCAAAACCCCGCCATGCGCCGCTACACCAACCGTAGTGGGCGCTCGGGTCGGACCTTCCCCTGAGCCTCTACACCGACACGCTCCCCTCGCTGTACAACGGGGTGAGCCAGCAGTCCGCGCTCGTGCGCTCGAAGGACCAGCTGGAGCTGCAAGAAAACGGCTGGGCCTCCCTGGCCACCGGCCTGGGCAAGCGCCCGCCGACCGAGCACGTGGCCAAACTTCTGACCACCGCCCCCGACCGGGCCCTGGTCCACGAGATCAACCGCGACACCACCGAGCGGTACATCGTCGTGGCCGCCGACGGCCGCCTCCGGGTCTTTGACCTGGCCGGCAACGAGAAGAACGTCAGCGCCCCGGGCGGCTGGGCCTACCTCGGCGGCGTCAGCGACTACGCCCAAGACCTCGCGATGACCACGGTGGCCGACTACACCTTCGTCGTGAACCGCAAGATGGTCTGCAAGACGGCCCCGGCTCTCGCCGACCAGGCCGCCGATCCCTCGTACTACCTCTGGATCAACCGGGCGTCCGGCACCGACGGTCTCAACAATCCGTATGGACCGGGCAAGGCCTACCAGTACGTCGTGAACCCCTCGGGCGGGACGCTGACCGGTGAGGTCCAGCGGTTCGACAAGCTGCCGACGACGGCGGCAGAGGGCGCGGTCTACCGGGTGGTTGGCGACGAGACCACGAGCTTCGTCTCGTACTACGTCCGCCGTACCGGAGCAGTCTGGGACGAGACGGTGAAGCCGGGCCTGATCAACGCGCTCGACTCGGCCACGATGCCCCATGCGCTGGTTCGCCAGCTCGACGGCTCCTTCGTGTTCGCCCCGTTCTCCTGGGCCCCTCGCCGTGTAGGCGACGAGACGAACAACCCGCTGCCCGGGTTCGTAGGCCGGACCATTCGCAAGGTGTTCTTCTACCAGAACTGCCTCGCCTTCATCTACGACGAGAACGCGGTTCTGTCCGTGGCCGGAGACTTCGGCAACTTCTGGCGCATGACCGTGCTGGACTACCTCGACAGCGACGTCAAAGACGTGGCCGCGACGTCCACCAAGGTGTCGATCCTGTACGACGCCGTGCCCTTTGCCGACGGCATCATGCTGACGTCCGACCAGACGCAGTTCTCGATGACCAACGGCGAGGCCGGCATTTCAGCCACCTCGATCGCCATTCGTCCGACCACGAATTATGAGGTCAACGTCCGCGCCGGCATGGCCGCCATTGGCTCGGAGGTCTACTTCGCGACCGAAGCCAGTGGCTGGGCCACGATCCAAGAGTACTCCCGCATCACCGGAGGCGAGGCCACCTCGGCTTCCGACGTGACCGGCCATGTACCCAACTACCTGCCGGCCGGTGTCCACCGCCTGATCCCAGCAGGCGACCGCAAGGCCCTTTTCGTCCTGACCGACGGCGCGCCCAACAAGGTGTTCGTCTACCAGTTCTACTGGATCGGCGACGCCGAGAAGGCGCAGTCGGCCTGGCACGTGTGGGACCTCGGGTCCGGCTCGCGGGTCCTCTCCGGCGCGTACCTCGGTGGCTACCTCTACCTGCTGATCGACCGAGGCGACGGGGTCTACCTCGAACGCCTGAACCTCCAGGCGGGAGCCCGTCCGGCCGCCGCCCCGAGCGAGGTTCACCTCGACCGCCGCCTGGCGCTGACCGGGGTCTACATCCAGCAGAACGACAGGACGCAGTTCAATCTGCCCTACGCGGCCGACACGGCGAACTTCCAGCTTGTCCGGGGCTCCGCCTTCGCCGACCGCGTGCTCTCCCTGATAGACCCGGCATCGTACACCTGGGTCGGCAACACGATCCTTCAGGTGCCGGGCAACCAGACCGCCGGAGCTGTGCTCGCCGGCCGGCGCTACACGTTCCGCTTCCGGTTCAGCCAGCAGTACCCCCGCAAGGGTGACGGCACGGCGGTGACCACCGGTCGCCTCCAGCTCCGCACGTGGACCATCAGCTACCGCGAGACGGGCTTCTTCCGAACGGAGGTCGCCCCCTACGGCCTGGAGTCTACGGTTGGCGAGGTGATCCCGGCCAAGGTCGCGGACTTCACCGGAAAGATCGTCGGGGCCTCCGACCTCGTACTGAACAAGCCCGTGCTCCACACCGGCAAGTACAGCTTTCAGGTCTACGGCGACGCGGCCCAGGCCACCGTCACCATCAGCAACGACACCCACGTCGGCTCGACCTTCTTGGCGGCCGAGTGGGAGGCCTTCTACTGGAACCGCGCCACCCTATGATCACCTTCGTTGACCTCCGCCAGGTCGGCCCCGAGCAATCAGTTGCCTGGGTGTCCGACTTGGCGGGGCGTCTGCGGCCGTCCGACTTGGACGAGATCGCCGCCACTCACGACCTCGACCCCGAGGTCTCGCTGACCACGAGCGTCATGCTCTCCGACCACGCCTGGGTGATCCTGAAGGGAACCCGCCCCATCGCCGTCTTCGGCTGCGCCGCGACCGGCTGCGAGGGCTCCGGCCTGGTCTGGATGATGGGCACCCCTGAGATGGACGAACGGCGCGCCGCGATGACCATCGCCCGGGCGACCCGCCCCTATCTCCGCCAGATGCACCGGACCTATCCGTGCCTCTGGAACTACATCGACGCCCGCAACGACAAGTCCATGAACTGGCTCCGCTGGTCCGGCTTCCGGCTGCTTGAGGCGCACCCAAAGCACGGCCGTGAAGGCCGCCTCTTTTTCACCTTCGCAAGGTACGATCCGCATGTGTGACCCCGTCACGATCGCGATGACGGTGGTCTCGGTCGCCACGACTGCGGCCTCCGTGATCAGCGAGGTCAAGGCCGCCAAGGCCCAGAACGCCGCCATCGCCGACCAGCTCGCGAACAGCGAGGCCGAGATCAAATCGGCCGAGAGCGCAGAGCTGAACGAACGCGCCCGCGCCGCCCGGCGTGAGCAGGCCCGCATCAAGGTCGCAGCCGGCGAGTCAGGCGTCCAGCTCGGCTCGGGCTCGATCGAGGCGCTACTCCTCGACAGCGTGACCCAGCAGCAGCTGGCCGGCGAGCGCACCCAGATGAACGCCGAGACACAGCAACGCGCCGCCGTCGCCGAGGCCAACTCGATGTACTCGCGGGTTCAATCCCCAACCCTGCTCGGCGCGGGCCTCCGGCTCGCGAGCGCAGGTCTCCAAGGCTACTCCGCCGGGACGAGCCTGGAGATTGCCCGAAAGGGCGCGAGCAAGAAGGCCGCTTCGGCCGCAACCTCCAAATAGGATAAGCCGTGGCCGATCTCGCCCGTGCGCCGACCCGCCGCACGGCGGCCGAGCGCCTAACCAAGAACACCGACACCGTCCTGCCGCGCTCGCGGATCACGGACATGGCGGCCCCCCAGGTCCGCGCCGACATGCGCAGCGCCTATCGGGGCAACGACGTGGACGAAGTCCGCCGCGCCCTGGGCATGGTGACCGACGGGGTCGCCGCCGTGGCGGACCTGACGCAGCAACAGCACTTCGAGAAGGAAAAGGCCCAGGCTCAGCAGGCCGTGGCCGACGAAGCCACCGGCAAGATCAACGCCGAGGCTGCGAAGAAATCCGAGGCCTACGCCCAGGTCATCGCCACGTCGGCCGCCCGCCGCACCGCGTCGGATCTCGAAGCGAAGGCGAAGCTCCGCATCCAGGCCCTCATGGCCGACGGCGAGCACGACCTCGACGACGTGAACGCCGCCCTGGACGAGGTCTTCAAACCCGCCCTGTTCGAGGCTGACGGCAAGACCGCGAAGGACTACGGGACACCCGAGGCCAACACCGCGCTCTACCAGGCGCTCGGCGAGGTTCGGCTCGGGCTCCACGCCGAGGCCCAGCAGGTCATCGCCCAGCAGGTCCAAACCAAGGGCCTGGCTGGCGTCGCCGACATGGTGGCGCTCGACGCGAAGAAAGGCCTGATCTCGATCGAGGCGGGGATCGCCCGCGCCGGGGAATTAGGGATCGACCCGGTCGCCGCCAAGCGCGAGTTGCTCCCGGCCCTGGTGAACACAGCGATCCAAACGGACAACCCTGACCTCCTCCTGAAGGCCGCCGACAGTCGCAAGGCCGACGGCTCCCGCACTTGGAGCACCGCCGAGGAGAACTCCCTCCGCGACCAGGCGCTCACCCTCAAGCGCATCGTGGACGCCAAGAACGAGAAGGCCGCCGCCGACCGCTCCGCCGCAACGCTCGGCACGATGGCGGTCAAGGTGCAGCAGGGCTTCAAGATCACCCCGGCCTTCGTCCAGCAGCAGATCGACTCCGGCGCGATCCGGCCGCAGGACGCGCAAGACCTCTTCAGGGTGCAGGAGCACCGGGACGACGAGGAGCGCCAGAAGATCGCGCAGCGTCGCCAAGACATCAGCTGGGCACAAGGCCAAGAGGACCGCCGCCTAGCCCTGATCGACCGGGCCGAGGCCCGCGCCGCCCGCGCCTCGGTAAAGGCGGCCAACGACGTTCTCGTGGGGCTCTACTCCAAGGGGGCGTCCCCCGCTCAAGCTCAACGCGCCGCTGCCAAGCTCTACGGCGACCGCAAGATCAACGGCGACACCTTCCGCACCCTGACCGAGGAGATCGGCCAGATGCCGGGTGACGCGAGCGTGGTCAGCCGCGTGGGGGCCCAGGACTACGAGTACACGCTCAAGGACATCTACGCCCAGAGCAACGCCTACGCAGGTCAGCCAGGCCGGCCCTCCGCCGCCCAGCTCGCCGAGCAGTCTCAGGCCGCGCAGCTGTCGTTCTACCGCGCCCTGCGGACTGGCTCCTCGCCGGCCGAAGCGCTCCGTGCCGGCCTGACCGCTGGCGGCTTCCAGAAGTCGTTCGTGGACGCCCGCGTGGCCGAAGCCCGCGCCCGCGACATGAGCCCCACCATCTCCGATCAGAAGAAGAAGTAGGAGCCGCATGGCTGACCTGTTGACCGACCTCGACGCCGCCTTGGCGGACGACCCCGAGCTGAGCCTCGAAGCCCAGTTCCGCGCCCCGAAGCCGGCCCCAGGCACGCCCGTGCTCTCCAACCGCACCCCCGAGCCCTACCGACCGCCGGCCCAGAAGCCCGACCGCCCTTCCTGGGCTGTCGACTACGGCTGGCGGGGTGTGGCCGGGGGTGTGGCCGACGGCATCTTCGGCCTGATGGACACGGTGCAGACCTTCGACCACAGCATCAGCGCTCGCCTCGACCGCACGCTTCACAGCACCCTTGGCATCCACCTGCCTGGGGGCGCGACCATCGACGCCGACGGCAAGTACCGCTTCGTGAATGCCTCGGAGAGCTTCGAGTCCTACAAGAGCGACCGCGACGGTGCCCGGGCCTTTATGAAGACGACCCTCTTCAAGGAACCCGAGCGCACCGGGGCTAAGATCACCCGCGACATCTCCGAGTTCGCCGCCAACTTCGTGCCCATGATGGTCGCGACCGAGGGCATGGCGGGCTGGGGTTACGTCGCGGCCTGGTCCCGCCCGATCCTGGCGTCGGCCGTCGCCGCCTACCAGAAGACGGACCCGCTCGAAGGCAACCTGGCCAACGTGGCGGAGCACTTCGGGATCGAGAAGGCGGCCATCTCCAAGATGCTTCACGTTGACGATCTCGTCGGCGCGCTGTCGGTGGAGCAGGACGACTCTGAGTTCGAGGCCCGCCTCAAGAACATGGCGGCCGATGGCGTCGTCGGCGTCGCGGCCGATGGGGCCTTCAAAGCCCTCGGGACCATGATCGGTGCCCTGCGGAAGGTGAAGGTCCAGAAGGCCGAGCTGGAGGCCCTGGAAGGGGCCGCCGAAGTGAAACCGGACGTCAACACCGCCGCCATCCGCGAGGCCGTCGAAGACGACGCTGCGGGCGGGGCCAAGACCCTGGCCGAAGGTGCCGAGCCGCCGCCTTCCGTGGCTAAGCCCGAGGGCCCCTCGGTTCCCCAGGACGCCCCCGCCGGCACCCAGGGCGAACTGTTCGAGCGGCCCCAGTCCGCCGCCCCCGACGTGCTCGACGAGTTCGAGCGGGTCCACCTCGACGTGGACGCCAAGGTGCGGGGGATGACGGAGGTGGAGTTGCGCCAGCTCGCTGAGGACCAGGCCGCCGGCCGTGGCTTCACGATGCTGGAGCGGATGGGGGTCAACCCCGCCCGCCTCGACTTCGGCAAGTTCCTGGCCAAGCACCCGAACGCGGCCGAGGCCATGGAGGCCCTGCACGATTGGGTCGCCCGCATCGCCACGGCGGCGGAGCCCATGTCCCTCCAGCTCGGCTCCAAGCCCCGCACGGCGGAGACCACTGCGGTCCTCGCCCGGTTCCTCGGGTCGGACATCAAGACGATCTCCAAGACCTTCGCCGACAAGACGAAGAACCTGGATGTGTACGCCAACGCAGCCGCCGGCCTGATCGGCGGTGAGGCGGAGAAGCTGGTGGTTCTGGCCGAAAAGGCCGTACCCCGCGTCGCCGACGCCGGCTCGCCTGAGTACATCGCGTTCCTGAAGCAGCTGGAGACCGTCTCGGTTCTTCAGGCCGCCTTCCGGGGCTCGGCGTCAAACATGGGCCGGGGACTTCGGTCTCTCCAGACGATCGTCGAGTCTCGACAGGGTCTCGCCAAGATCTCCCGCATCAAGAGCGTCCTGGGCAAAGACCCGGCCGACGCCACCGCGAAGATCGGCAAGACCTTCGAGGACCGGCTGACCGCCCTGGGCGAGGCCAAAACCCCGGCCGCTCGCGCGAAGCTGCTCCAGCAGATCCTGAAGCAGCGCGGTGACCTGGCCCGCGTCGTCCGCGACGCGACCAAGTACTCCGGCATCGTGGGCAAGCTCCGCGTGTTCCGCGAGACGTCGGCCAACCTGTTCTCGCCGGCCACCTTCACGTTCAACATCCTGGGCGGGGCGGGGATGATCACGTCCGACATCATCGCGGCCTCGACATCCCACCTCGGTGCCGCTCTCTTCCGCTCGCCGGAATGGGTCGCCGCCGCCGCGTCGAACCGGGCCTACCTCGGCTCCCTCCTGCCCTCCCTGTGGCACGGCACCGTCCGCTCAACCCAGTACCTGGCCCGCGAGTCCATCGCCGAGGTCAGGGCCGCGACCGAGGGCCTGGGGACCAACGTCGCCAGCGCCAAGCTCACCCAGGCCTCCTCCTGGGTAGAAAGGCAGTTCGGCAAAATCCCGGTCTGGGAGGCCGACAAGCTGGGCAAGGAAGCCACCCTCGGCGACCTCCGTCCGAAGTTCGAGCGCGCCGATGCTACCCGCGAACGCCTCTGGCACATCGCGCCCACCACGGTGGACGCCTGGAACGCCAGCGACAACCACGGCGCGGCCTTCCTTACGGCGGGCCTCCGGTCCCTCACGGGCCTGGCCTTCAACACGTTCGGCGCGATCAGCCGGAGCGCTCGCGTCCTAGCCATCGACGTGCCGGACGAGCTGATCGGGCAAACCGTGTTCGACGCCTCGCGGTACGCCGAGGCTGTCCGGCAGGCGACCCTACAGGGCCTCCAGTTGGGCAAGTCCGGTACGGACTTGGCGTCGTTCGCCGAGCGTCAGGCCAAGCAGCTGGTGTCCGAGGCCTCCGACGACACGCTGACCCGCCTGGAGCAGCTCGTCGCCGCAGGCCAACAGGACGCCGGGAAGATCAAGCTGCTCGCCCAGGAGGCCCTGGACCGGACCAACATCGAGTCCGTCGCCGAGGCCGACGCACGGCGCATCCTCTTCCAAGACGACCTGAAGACCGGCGTCGCCCAGGGGGCCTCCCGGGCCCTGAACCAGATGGACCCCGGCGGCATCATCGTGCCGTTCGTGAAGACCCCGCTGCGGATCATCGAGTCCGCCGCGATGGAATTCACCCCGGCCGGTCTGTTCTTCAGGGAAGCCCGCGAGACCATCGCGGCCGGTGGTCCCGAGGCGGCCGAGATGATCGCCCGGATGACGCTCGGCACCATGCTGATCGTCGAGGGGTACACTCGCGCCGCCAAGGGCGACGTCGTCGGCTACGACGGCGGCCCGACGTCCTCGTCCCGCCTTGGGCGTCCCCAGTACTCCATCCGCCTTCCCGGCGGGAACCACTGGGAATTCGGCCGTATCGACCCGCTGGCGATCCCGCTTGGCCTTGGCGCGGACCTGTACGAATGGGAGCAGCGCTTCGAGGATGAAGACAAGGAGCACACCAAAGGCGCACTGGAGAAGTACACCTACGCGGTGATGCACGCTGTCACCAGCAGCGTCCTGTCGAAGTCGTGGCTAAAGTCGTTGCAGAACTTCTCGGCCATGGCCGACCCCAAGACTGGCGACTACAGCCGCGAGCAATTCTTCAACGGACTCATGCAGCGCATGGTCCCGGCTGGCGGCTTCCAGAAGTACGCCGCCCAGGGCGACGCCGACGCGATCCGCGAGGCCAAGACCCTGGCCGAGAAGTACCGCGCCTCGTGGGTAGGCCTGTCCGCCGCCCTGCCCGTTCGACGCGACCCACTCCTCGGCAAAGTCGTCGAGTTCAATCGCACCGCCGGCTTCCGGCGCGGCGAGGATGCCGACGACCAGCTGATCGCCGAGGTCTCGCGCCTCAACTTCGAGGCTCCGAGGGACACCCGCGCCATCGCCGGGGTGCAGCTGACCGCCAAGCACTCGGAGCGTCTAAAGGCGCTGATGGGCGAGGAAGTCCGCCTCGGCGGACTCACGCTCGACGGCCGCTTGCGGGCGCACATGGCGAACCCCCGGTGGCGGACCATGAGTGACTACCAGCGTGTCGAGGCCATCCGCGACACCCGCGAGATGTACGCCGACGTGGCGAAGACCCGCCTCCAACAGGAGGACAAAGGCCTCGCCCAGGAGGTGAAGGTTCAGAGCCACATCCGCCTCCTCGAACAGAGGGGCACGACCCCCGACGAGCTGCCCGCAGCCGTCCAGCGCTTTAGGAAAGAAGCCCTCTCCCAAGAATGAGCTACGCGACCCGTGCCACCTACGTGGCGGCGGCAGGGCAGCGGGATTTTGATTTCAACATCCCCTTCCTCGACGCCTCCCACGTGGAGGTCACGGTCAGCGGCGCACCGGCCCCGTTCGACTGGGTGTCCAGCTCGCGGTTGCGACTGGTCTACCCGGCGACGGCCGGTGCTGCCGTGGTGCTGCGCCGCAAGACGCCACTCGACCAAGCCCTAGTTACCTTTCAGAACGGCGCGGTACTCACCGAGCTGGAGCTGAACACCGCCGTCCGGCAAGTGCTGTACGTTCAGCAAGAGCTGACGGACCTCTACAACGGCGCTCTGACGGAAGCCCAGGTCCGCCTCGGCGACAACCTCGGCGTCGTCACCGATCCGTCCGAGATCATGGACGAGCTGACGAAGCTCGCCTTGGAGAACACGCTGCTGGCCGAATTCCGCCAGCGCATCTCCGACATCGACCTCAACGCCGAGGCCATCCTCCGCCAGGCCCTAGACACGTCCCAGCGGGATGCCGCCATCGCCCACGCTGACAGCGTCGGAGCCTCCCTGACGGCCCGCGCCGAGGGCATCCGCATCGATCTCGACGCTCTTACCGGCGTCGTGGACGGGCTGATCGACTTCGGCAACGGCCAGGGCATCGCCACGGTCATTCAGAACGAAGCCAACCAACGGGTGCAGGGTGACACCGCCCTCGGCAACATCCTGTCGCTACTTGGGGCCAAGAGCGGCGACGGCCTCTCCTTCATCCTGAACCTCGACACCGTCCGGGCTTCGCCGACGGAAACGCTGGCCAGCCGCCTAGCCGCACTTTCGGCGGCCGACGCGGACAACCGCGCGCGGATCATCGCCGAGGAAACCGCCCGTGTATCGGCGGCCGGCTCCGAGGCCACCCGGATCGAGGGGCTGATCGCCACCTCCCGTGGCCAGGCGCAGTCCTATGCAGACGCCCAGGTCACCGCCGAGCGCGTTGCGCGCACGACCGCCGCTTCCGCCGAGGCCACTCGGGTTGACGCCCTGGTCGCCCAACGGTTCGCCGACGGCAAGACCTACGCCGACGCCCAGGTGCTCGCGGAGACCAACGCCCGGGTAACCGCAGTCAGCGCCGAAGCTACCGCCCGGGGCCTGCTGACCACGCGGGTGAGCAATGCCGAAGCCGCCCTCACCACCGAGCAAACCGCCCGGGTAACGGCCGAGGGCGTCCTCACGTCTACCCTGGCGCTGCTGGGCGCCAAGAATGGTGCGGGCACGGCCTTTGTGCTCGATCTGAACAAGACCCTCGTGTCTTCGACCGAGAGCCTCTCGTCCCGTCTCACCAGCATGTCCTCGGCGACGGCCAACGCCCTATCGGTCGCCCAAACCGAGATCACGAACCGCACCACGGCTGACACCGCCCTGGGCCAGCGGATCGACACGATGGGCACTCGCGTGGGTGACGTAGAGGCGGGCCTGGTCGCAGAGACCAACGCCCGCGCCACCGCCGTTTCCGCCGAGGCTACCGCCCGCTCCCAGCTCGCCGCCGCGATCCGGGGCGAGCTGAGCGCTGCTGTCCAGAATGAGGCGACCGTCCGAGCAGGGCAGGACGGCGTGTTCGCCACCCAGTTCTCGCTTCTCGGGGCCAAGAGCGCCGACGGCCAGGCCTGGAACCTGAACGAAAACACGGTGCGTCTCAGCAGCGGCCTGGCCCTGGCGACCCGCCTGTCGGGCCTGGACGTCCGCATCGGCAGCTCCGAGGCCGCCATGGTCACCGAGCAGCAGACGCGTGCATCGGGCGACAGTGCGCTGTCCCAACGCATGGACACGCTAACCGCTACCGTCGGGCAGCAGACGTCTTCCATCACGTCGCTCCAGCAGGTCCAGGCCGGCCTAAGCGCCCGCTACAGCGTGGCCCTCAACGTCAACGGCCACATCACTGGCTGGGTCGCGAACAACGATGGAACCACGGGCTCCTTCACCATCGCGGCGGACCGGTTCGCTGTCGTGGACCCCAATGGCGGCTCCCCCATAGTCCCCTTCGAGATCAGCGGCGGCGTTGTCCGCGCGCCGAACCTCGTGGTCGGCAACCTGTTCGCGAACACGATCCAGGGCTGGCACATCGTCAACGGCGCTGTGACCACGCCGGCCATCGCCGACTCCGCCATCAGCGCGCCGATCCAGGCCGCGATGGGCGCGGGAACCCAAATCAGCCGCCCCGTCCAAAACTCCACGGTGTTGCCGCTCGCCGTTCCGGCCGAAGCCGGCCAGACGGTGGACATCCAGTTCCAAGTGGACGTCGGCTACCCCTCGACCCGCTCGGGGATCACCTTTCAGCTGCTCCGCAACGGCATCGCCGTGACCGACGCCCAGTCCACCTCGGGCTTCGACGGCAACGACCGCGTGCCCATGTCGCTGACCTTCACGGACGCGACACCGGATGCTGGAACCAACGTCTACTCGATCCTGATCACAGGCACGCGCCTGATCAACGGCGGGATCGACTGCACCCTCTGGAACGGGATCATCCGCGCCCGAGTCATGAAGAAGTAAGTGAAGACCTACGTCATCTACGGGACGGCGACCGGGGAAATCCTCCGTGTCGTCGTCTGCCTCCCCGCGCTCCTCCCGATCCAGCTTCAAGCCGGCGAGAGCGCCTTGGAAGTCCCCAAAGACACCAACACCGCCGGCCTTCAAGTCGTGGAGGGGGCGCTCACGCCCATTCCCGACTGGACGCCGCCCTCCGCCTTTCACATCGAAGAGACCCTCGAATGAACCAGCCCACCGCCGCCCAGTCCGCTGAAAGCCTCCTGCGCGAAGACGCCGAGCTGGCCGTCGTTGTCGCCAACCTGGCTGACCAACTGGAGGTCGCCCGCGAGCGCCGCAAGGTTGTCCGTGCCGCCCTCGAAGGGGTGCGTCTTGGCCAGGCCCTGGCCGGCGAGATTGCCCAGGCGGCCCAGGCCCAGAAGGCCGCCGAGACCGTAGACGCCGAGTAACCCGGGGTGAGCCTCTCGAACGCCCAGCTGGCCCAACAGATCACCACCCTCGTTGGCCTGTGGAACCAGCGCGAAGCCGAGTTTCGCGACTGGCTCGCCGGCTCTGCGACGGGAGGCCCTCAAGGCGACGGCAGGTTCCCCCTGACCAACGGCCAGGGGGCGACCTCGCTGGTGGCCTGTCCGGCCTCGCTCGCCTCAACGGTCTCGGGCCCCGGGGCATCCGCCGTCGCCGCCCAGTTGGCCGCCGAAGCCGCCCGCGACTTCGCCCTTGCCTACCGCGACGCCGCCGACCAATCCCGCGTCCTGACCCAGGCCGCGCTTACGGCCGCCCAGGCTGCCCGCGATCTCTCGATCCAGTACCGCGACCGCGCCGCAAATGCCGAGGCCAACGCTAAGGTCTACATGGAGGCCGCAGATGCCGCCGCCGCCGCCCTCGCGGCGGCC